ACCTTGTTGCCGTCTTCGTCTTCCTTGAGCTTAAGCTTCTTCATTGCAACAACAATCGATGATGCATAGATGAAGCCTTGACCACCTGAAATCTTATCATCGGGGTCAAACATATCCTGTGACGCATATGTATGATTAGTTGCTACAAGACCTACGTTGTTTGAACCAAACATGTTAACGCAGTTACGAACAAGTGAAGTCAGTGCTTTAGGCTTACGACCCATGTCACCCTTCATATCACCTGCTTCGAACTGATTAACATCAGTTGGAGTGAGCAACATGCCTAGCGAGTCAATGACGAACAGAACTTTAGGCTTGTCTTCTTCATTCATGGCTTTATAGCCCTTCATGAATTCACTGATAGTTTTAGCAACGTCATCAATCATTGCCATATTCAATTTAAGTAGCTTCTCATCGCTAGTATCAACACCGAGAGCATGAAGCCATGCCTCGTCAAGTGCGTTTTCGCTGTCGATTAGCACAACGAAGATACCCTGTTCTTGGGCATGTCTTACAATATTGCCTGAACAGATGTAGGATTTACCTGCACCTGACTCGCCGGCGAAGACTGTAACCTTGCCGAGAGGAATACCTTTATTAAAATCACCACTAATGCGGTAATTGAGCGCATAATTGCCTGTACTGATCCAATCTGTCGGATCATTAAAGCCAATGCTAAGACCATCGATAGCCTTAGTAATATCTTTTCGAAACTTCGAAATGTCAAACGGTTTTGCCAAAATAGCCTCCTTATCTAATAATTTTTAATAACTTATCATGTTGCGAATTTTTTTCAAGTAGTTCGGGACTATTTTCTGCAAGTTGGTCTAAGTTGTAGTCACTAGGATAGTGACGCAAAATTGATCTTGCGCGGTCACGAACAATACTTGGAACACGAGGGGTTTTACCTGGATCGCATAACTCTTCCAGCAACTTTCTACTTTGCTTAAGAGCCCTGTACCTGTCTTCTGGTGTAGTCATTGGGGTTCTCCATAAGTAATTGGGGGAGGTTTCCCTCCCCCAATCCAAGTTACTTGGTTTGACGAGCGCGGATCATTGCAAGAATGTCCTGTGCCTTGTCACTTGAAGTAGACTGTTCTGGAACCTTGATTGGTTCGTCAACTTCGAACGGAGGAGTGTCATCTGACGGTACCTGAGCATGTCCACCATGCGATGGCTGATAATCAACTACTTTCGGCGGAACCGATTCGGTAGTTGCGGTGTTTGAATTACCAGCAGGTGCATCAACACCATATGGACGATAGTATGCGCCCCACTTATCAGCGTCATAAGGACGACCATCAACCGATGCTTCGAACATTTCCTTAATGACACGAAGCTCTGACTCGCTTGGCTTCTTTGGCAAGAAGTCAGCAAGATTGAACAAGCCATGTGCTTCGATAGCAGCCTGTTCAGCTTCGGTAAGTGAACTTTCCTTACGTGCCCAATTAGAAGTAGAATAGTCAGCATAACCACCCTTAGTAGTCTTCTTAACAGTGAAGTCAAGACCACGCTGATAGTCAGTTGGCAATTCTTCAATCTCAGGATCCATCAAGGATGCTTTAATGATAGTAAAGATTTGTGGAGAGATAATAAAACGTCGAATCGGATTAGCTGGCGACGTATCATTGCCAATCGGATTAGTACGAACAAAGCCCTGGAAGAGATACGAACGCTTCTTCCAATACTTGTTAGCGAGTTCCTTAAGAGTGTCATCCTTGTACCAAGGACGAACTTCTGCGAGAACTGGGCAGTTTTCACCATACATTTCTACGCAAGGAACTTGAACAGTTACTTGCTTAACGTTGGGGTCACCCTTAACGCCATTGAAGGGGAGCTTGATGATTTGACGTTCTACCCAAAAGCCCCATTCATTGTTAGGGTTGCCATCGGGAAGGAAGCGAATAGTTGCAGTAGCACCTTCTTCCATATTCCAATGAGGATAGATTGCGTTATCAGATTGTGTGCCAGAAGACTTGTTCTGACCACGGTTTTCTTGGGCTGCCAAACGAGCCCGGATTTCTGCTAGACTTGCCATTTTGTTTTCTCCTTTTAAATGTGCCTATGTTGAGCCTAAATGTGTTTTTATGTTTAGTTGTCGGAGACAACTACACACAAGTTATGTTATAACTCATGTGCAGTGTATTTACAAGTTAATTGGGTGCATAATATATTATTATATTACGTTATGCACCCAAAATCTAATTATCGTTTGAAACGTGCCATTTCGATGATACGAGCTAGTTCCGGATCAATCTCTGTTGATTCGTTAGCACCGACTAGCTTGCCAATGTTGTTGTTCTTTACTTTTTCAGTGGGTCCAAGCTGTCCTACACGCTTTTGGTTTGCGTCTAGGTCTTCTGATACATCCTCGCCGCCTCTGATTTTCTTAGCAAGTGTTTTTAATTTTTCAACTGCATTATCAGGGACATCTGCGTAACTATCATGTCCCATTTTCTTCGCGGCTTTGCTTAATGATGTGATGTGGCTCATCTTACCATTGTCATCACCTCGTGGGGTATGACGTAGTGTGCGGTCTGCTTGACCCATATCAACTTCTTCAAGATCAAATGCTTTTAGATTTGACTTTTCAGTAGATTGATTATGTGATAATGTTTCTGCTCCGGGAGCTTCATCTAACATTTCATCAGCAGGAACTGCCAAACTCTTTGTAGTAGAATCCATTTCTTTTTCTGCTACTGCTTGAGGTGCCATGCCGATGAAGTTTTCTTCAACATCGCCCTTGAATGCTTTGTCAAGAGTCTTTCTAGCCATCTTAACTGCATCTTTAGCAGCCATGATTTTAGCAGTGTGCTGTGGCTTTCCTGCATGGTCATCGCCCTTGCGATGCCCCTGACCACTATATGGGTTAGCTTCTGGGCTCTTATCCATTTCATTTACATCGTTTGCAGGGGTGCGTTTGCGTTTTTGATACTCACGATTGCGATTGCGGATTGCTTCTTCCTGCTCAAAGTCTTCAATTGATGGGATCCAGCTATCATCGTCATCGTCATGCTTCTTTTTCTTGAACGGGATAACATCCCCTTCTTGAACACCGAAAAACTTAGCTAATTTACCAGTTCTCTTTTTTTCGGCATCAACTTTAATTCTATCTAAGGGTCCTGGACCAGATCCGGCAAATTTTGGTTTAGAATCGGCATCTTTCTCTTGCTTCTTAGCTGGCTTCTTGTCATCCATGTCTAATTTTTCATTAATGACACTATCTGCCCATTCTGCTAACGAGTCTACTTCTGGAACAGCGGTCTCAGACACCTTCTTATGCAATCTAGATAGAATTGGCATCACCGATTCAATTCTAGGATCCATTGTCTCTTGGACAAATAGTTCGTTGATACTAGTATCGTCTTCATCTTCCATAAGAGCAGGGGTATATGATTCAAAGTAAGCGTGATATCCACGATGACCAGCAAGTTTACTCAGTGTTTCTCTAAGGTTACCGTAGTGATTGGCACCTTCTTGCACTAGGGATAGTGCGGACTCGTTGAATTCTTTATTACGAGTGGCACGGACAAATCCAGCCATCTGATTATATTCTTCGCAAATAGATTTAATATGGTTCCAACGCTCATCATTGGGTACGCCGCCCTCAGCAATATGACGAGCATATACACGAGCAATGCCTGGACGAGTAGTAGGAGCTAGGAACCGTTCACCATCTTGGTTTTCTAAGAAAATCTTAGCAACATTACGATAGCGTTGCTCGCCTTCTTCAAGACCTCGATTGTGTTGAAGGATAATTTTTACATTAGGAACTGCATCGTTATATGATGCTTTCTTACCCATTGGGTGATAGCCCTCGCCTAATTTTTCTTTCATCTTATAATAATCCCTTTGGCGCATGTCATCGCCTAATCTATCTTTGTTTGCTAGTTCAAAGCTTAGCTGTCTACGCTGTGCCCACTGCTTTATATGCTTTAGTAATCCTGTCCAAGTATCATCATAATCAGTTCCCGGAGTAGCATTACTAGGACTTTCAGCCTGCTCATCATCGAAATAGATACAAACATTGCTTGCATCATCAATGCTTACCCAAACTTTTCCGTAATTTTCCCCATCTTTGATAAAGTCAAACTCAATTACGTCTGCTTCCTGCGAAGCTTTAACTCGTTGATTTTGAGAATTCAAAGGCGATGGTTGATAGCCTCTTACTTTGAGAAGACTATAAAGTTCGTGGTTAAATGTTTCATTTCCGATTGCCATATGTATATTTATGCCAAATTAGCCTAAGACGGCAAAGAATGGCAGAGGCATAATAATCTCATCGTGGTCACGCATTTGACTTTCTAGGTCACCGTGATAGTCTGCTAACTGTGTCATCATTCTAACTGCTAATAGGGATGACATTACTAAGTCATCAGTGTCTCCTATCTTAGCTGCATAGCTTCCTCCAGACGCAACAAACGCTTTCAACTCACTAATAAGAGAGCGGCTATGAATAGTCATCTTCTTTGATTCTAACAGTGTTTTGAACTTGGCGCAAGCAGCAAGCTTAGGCTTATTAGTAGTAGTGAATCCGCGTTTGCCTTTGCCTGACTCACTAATAAAGACACCCGGTATATTTGATTCCCCGTATTCGTTTAGTGATACGATAGCAGCCTGACCAATGCCGTTGTTTTCAATACTATAATAGATATTGTTTGGTTCGTTAGTTTTTTCCGAGATATACTTACAAATTTCAGCAAGTAGTTTAATTTGACTAGGAATATCAGTCTTGTTGTGTTTCCACTCGCCAATCTGAGTAGTAGTACTTGCTTCAAAGATTTGAATAGCAGCAGGGTCACCGCCTGTACCAAGACTTGGATCAAGAGCTACTACATACAGTCTACCTTTCTCAGGTAGTTTATACCAGCGTACTTGTCCCATTCTATTATTAGGTTCAATTCCCTCAAGCATGAGTAATGTGTTTGGATTGATTAGTGTTTCGTCTGCAATGATAAATTCGCAACCGATTTCACGATTGAAGCGATCATCACCGAGTTGAGCTTTCATTTCATCAGCCCATTTTTGGTCACGACCGGGCTGTTCTGTCCAGTATGCTCTAAATGCTCTAAAGCCGTTAACACCTAACTCAGTAGTATTACCGAATTCGTCTTCTGTTTTGTTTGCACCCTTCCAAATAAGAGCAAACTGGTCTTCGTCACTGTTTGGGGTTGAAGTAATGATTGCTTTACCACCAGTTGATAGAGTAGGAGTGATAGAAGTCCAAAACTCTTGTGCGATTGAAGGACGGACGAAAGCAAATTCGTCAAGATATAGTAATGTAATAGACATACCACGACCTGTGTTTTCAGTCGTAGTAGCAGACACGATGCGTGATCCGTTCTCAAAGTCAAGCGAACCCTTGTTATAGGTAGTAACGCCTGCTTTTATATGATCTGGACAATTTTCATACGCATATCGTATACGCTGCATAATTTCTTGTGCACCGGTGTACTTGTGTGCTGCAATAAGAATAGTAGAGTCGGGTACGAACATAGCGTACCAAAGCAGATAACCTGCTGCTGATGTTGACTTACCACTCTGTCTAGGCATCAATGAGATAGAGAAACGATAGCGATGGTATGTGTCAATTAATCGTTCTTGGAACTCCCAAGGGTGATAATTCATACTGCCTTTGGTAGGATGTTGAATTATGAAGAAGTTATCCATGAAGTATAGATAACCTGTATCTGGATCACAGCATTTCATAAAGTCATCAAGTTCCTGTTGGTTCTTGAAGACAGTTTTCTTGTACGGATCCTTAATAAGAGTGGGTGTATTTGCCATAGTAATATTTATAAAAATACTCCCACTAAGCAGTGGGAGTGTTTTTTACTTGATATCTAGTGGTCTTGCTTTAGTAGCAACGATGCAAAAGTATTTTTCTTTAGCTGTTTGCTTCTTTTCGGGATCTTCGGGATCTGCAATATTTAATTCAAACTCAAGATTATTGAAGCTATCAATGTCAAATCCGGTACGCTGTAGTAATGCAGCCAATTGATTTGACCCAAAAATACTATAGTGATTCAGATTATATTCATGCTTTCTATCACCGTCAGGAGCAGGAACTTCAATATAAATCTTTGAACCCTGCTTGAGAACACGATTATATTCCATCAACGAGAAGATAGGATAAGGACTATGCTCTAGTGCGTGACGCAAGAAGATAAAGTCAACTGATTCATCATAGTAGCCATCCTTTTGTGGCAAGAATGACAAGTCATACTTTTTAATAGTATGGCCTTTGGCTTCACAGATAGCAACATCTCCGGGGCTTAGTGTTACTCCGGTTACATTAGTGTACTCCCGCTCTTTCATTTCGTCAAGAAAGTAGCCAGGACCACTTCCTAAGTCAAGAATGTGCGCATCCTTAGGCAAATTGAGTGGGTCAATGTAAGTTTCTACTACCTGCTTAGTAAGTTGTCTATGGAACTGGCTGTCGCCTTCATCATAGATATGAGCGGTGTAAAGCCATTCGTTATAAAACTTGAGCTTGATAAGGTCTAGGGTTTGGTTGATGTCGATTAAGTTTTGCATGAAATTACTTATGCAGTAGCTAGCTAGTAATTATTTTTTTCTGTGATCTTTTGGTCTAGAAGCAACAGGACTAGTTTTGTTAACGATATCAAGTTCGCTACTATCTCTACCCTTAATCATCTCTTTAGCTTGCGTAGGAGATACAGTGTTGAATGCCTGCTGCATCATAGTATGTTCTACATCAGTGTATGGATAAGCTAGGTTGTTTTTGCCAGCAAAACTTTCATCATCCATCTTCAATGCTTTAGTAGATGTTCCATCGGCCATAGCTACTGCTTTCATGATTTGATTTAGATGATAGGTTCTGTCTGTACCATTATCTCTGAATTTATAGGCGCCAGGTTGAGAAGCATCATGTCTTTTAGGCACGGAACCCTTCTTACCTTCATTGATGAACTCGTGCGCTCTCACTTCTTATATCCTTTAAAGGGCTTGATGGGGCTTTGGTCTTGAGTAGAATCTAATTCTTCACTATCCAAATCACCTTTGTTCAAATCTTGAAAGGGGATTCCTGCTGCTTTATATGCTATTTTTAACATATCTTGCTCTACTTGAGTATAAGGGTGAGCGGTGTTGTTCTTACCTACCCAGCTTTCCCTATTTAAATCAGGGACAGTTACACCGTCAGTTGAGGCGACTGCCATCATAACTCTATTCAAGTCATATGTTCTATCGTATTGAGTTGTTGCAAAAATATTTAACCCAACAGTGGATTGCTGTTGGCGGTCAGATACTTTTCCCTTATTACCTTCGGTAATAAACTCATGCGCTCTCATCGTTTATACCCTTTAAAAGGCTTAAGAGTAGACTGCGTACCAGTATTTGGTATCTCATCGCT